GGAGACTGGGTTTGGGGATGGATTGGTCCTATTATAGATAAGATTGTATCCTTCTTTAGTAATCTAGTGAATTCTGTTACAGATGGTTTCAATAATGCAGTAAATGGAATCTCAAGTTTCTTTACCAATTTATACAGTGGTGTCAAAAACATTGCAGGAAAAATTGGATCTGTCTTTGAGAATTTATTTAGTAATATTAAAGCCTTTTTTGAAGATATGATTGATAAGGCATTTAATTGGGGTAAAAACCTAATTAGAAATATAGGCGATGGTATCGAGAGTTCATGGAACACTGTTGTTGATGGAGTGAAGTCAGTTGGGCAACTAATAGCAGACTTTCTAGGCTTTGGTTCTCCAACAAAGAAAGGACCAGGTCAAGAAGCAGATAAATGGATCCCCAATTTAATGGATATGATGAGGGAAGGCATATATTCTGAAATGCCAAAGATCCAAACTGCTGCCCTTCAAATTGCCTCCACTTTGAATTTATCAACTAGTCCTACTAGAGCAATGGTAGGAACTGGAAGTAGTCCATTTGGAGAGCTTTTGAATGGATTACTTGAAACCAGCACTACAAGTATTAGTCACGAGAAGGGTAGTGGTGACATTATTATGCAAATTGATGGCCAGACATTTGCACGAATCATTACTCCTAAATTAACAAAAGAATACAAAAGAAATGGCATTATTTTAAGGGAGGCGTAAGATGATCTTTTTTCAAATAAATGGACGAACAATTACCTCTCCGAAAGATATCTCCCACGCCTTTAACATACTAGACAAAGTAGATAGAACTATTGACGGAACAATGGTCGTTGATATTGTTGGGAAAAAAACAAAAATTGATGTAACTTGGGATTATTTATCACGTGAAGATATGATTACTTTGAATAATGAAATGCAAAGCAGTAGCTTTTTATCCATTAGTTTTCGAGATGTTGATGATGGACTACTTACTTCAGCTTCTGTAAAAGTAGAAGATTTATCTTACTCGCCTGGATATGATTGGGTGAATAATAAAGTTGTTTGGCGTAATGTCTTTATCAGTTTTGAGGAGCGATAACTATGCCATATTCAGCTAATCCAAGAAAGGTTTATGGGAAAGTAGAAGTTATATTTTCAGATACCGACATTTCAAGCATTGAGGAGGTCACAACAAGTAGCGCTTCAGCAATTAGTCATCCATATGAAGTCTATAGTGCAAACATAGTCCCAACAGTAAAAGCTTGCACAATGGATGGAAATTCAACCCTTGATTCTACTTTTCAAATGATGGATGAAGGTTGTGTTTTAGGGTGGTGGAGTGGTGAGCTTTCTAATTCAAATGGAGAGTTCGCTATTTCTCCAACTTTAGAGTTATCATTTTCTCCTAGACCGATTCTTTCTTGGCTAATTGTTGGTGATGTTAAACTTAATCAATACCCTGAAAACTTTACAATTGAATATTATCAAAATGGGGTCTTAGTTGAATCACAGTCAATTAGTTCAAATACTCAAGTGCAAAGAAGAATTTATAATGAGATTGAAGATATTACATCATTAAAAATTACGATTGTGAAATGGAATAAACCAAATGCAACAGTGAAACTACTCAAGTTTTTTGATAAACTAGCAGAAACTTATCTTGAAAATGATCTAAAAGAATTTGAAGTTAATGAAGAAATGTTTTCTGAAGATGCAAACTATAATATCAATTCTGACACCATGACAGTTACCATTTATAATCGAGACCAAAAATTTAGTGTAGGGTACTTAAAAAATTTATTAATCCTCGATAGAAAAGTAAAGCCATATATAGGAACAGATGTAAATGGAATCATTACCTATACCCCACTTGGGACTTTTTATTCAGATGAATGGCAAGTTGATGAAGAAGGTGGCTGGGTAAAATGTATAGCAGTTGATAAACTAATGAGGTTGCAAAGCAAAATTTATATTGGTTACCCTCTAAGTTTCAACAAATCGCTTTATGATATTATAGTTGACATTTTAGTGAAGTCAGGTTTCACAAATGATCAATTTTATATATCAAGTGATCTTACATCAGTCTTAATCCCAATGGCATTTATGCCAAAGCAAACTGTTTGGGATGCTCTTCAAGATGTTGCAAATGCTGGACTATGTAAGGTGTTTGTTGATCGGAGTGATAGAATTAATGTTATTTCAGAAAACGAACCGCACTTTGAGAGTGGAATTGAAGTCAATACCAGCAATATGTTTAGCTACAAATCAAATATATCATTAACTGAATTTGCAAATAGAGTATCAGTAGAATATTGTGATGTGGAATTAACCGATGATTTGGTTGAAGCTGCAAGCACTGCTATTGAAATTGATGGAAATAGCACTATTGAATTAACAATTGATTACATTTTAGATATTAC